AGGTAACAATGTCACCTAAGACTGTTGGTGCGTTCACAGACATCACTCGCTTGATGATGATGCAGTCCAGCTTGGACATCGAGAGCCTTGTGCGTAATGACCTTTCAACAGGCATCGCATTGGCTATCGACAACGGTGCGCTTCAAGGTTCAGGTTCCTCTGGCCAGCCAACAGGTATCAAGAACACATCAGGCATTAACGCTCCGACTTCTTTCGCCGCAGCTAACCCAACTTTTGCAGAAGTTGTTGCGATGGAAACTGCGGTTGCAGAAGATAATGCTTTGATGGGCAACTTGGCCTATATCCTGCCAGCGTCTATGCTGGGTGCGTTGAAAACAACTGCAAAAGACACTGGCTCCGGCTTGTTTGTTGCAGATGGCAACCAGCTCAACGGTTATAATGCAATCGTATCAAATCAGGTTACTGCTGGTGATCTGTACTTTGGTAACTTTGCTGACTTGTTGATTGGTATGTATGGCGGCTTGGACATCACAGTTGATCCATACACAGCATCAACATCCGGCACCGTTCGTATTGTTGCATTGCAAACTTGTGACGTAGCAGTACGTCACGCAGTGAGCTTCGCACTTAATAACGACGGCGCATAATGCTTACCTGGGGCGGCTCAAAGGCCGCCCCCTCTAAGGAGGGTTCGAAGATGAAATACATTATTCTCAAATCTTGCGTTGCATCAGGCGCATCAAGAAACGCTGGTGAAATTATAGAATTATCTGCGGATGAGGCAGCTTCATTGACTTCATACGGTCGTATTGCCCCCGCACCAGAACCTAAACCGACTGCGGCGCCAAAAGATCGTGCGGCAGCTCCCAAATCAACGCGGTCTAAGAAATGAAGATAACTTTGCTAAAGCTGGCCCGTTGGGGCGACATTACGGCGGGTCAGGGGACTGTGCATGAGGTGCATGACGCTATCGCCACAAAACTTATTGCGCGTGGGTATGCAGAGGAATATTCAGAGGAAGATCAAGTTGAACTTGAACCCCAAGAAGAAGATGAAAGTGAATAATGGCTATTCCATTTGCCGATGATCTGAATGCTATACTTGACGTAGATGAATTTGCGTCTAGCGTCTCTTATCGGCGCAAACTTGGCCTGGGCGATAGCTCGATCATAGGTATATTTGACAACGAAACTGTCCCAGTTGATGCTGGCGGCATTGCATCGGTGCATCAAGAGCAACCGCGCTTTACTTGTAGGACGACAGATGTTCCATACATTGCTGAAGATGATGTTATTATTGTCAGTAGCATTGAATATAGAGTTGTCGCTTGGTTGCATGATGGAACGGGCGTAACAACATTGCAGTTGGAAAAACAATAGATGGCGCATGTTCGTAAGCAAATCAGGGACCGCGTTGCCGAGAAAATAAAGTCGGATGTCAGCTTAGTTAAGCGTAATGTGTTTACTACGCGAGTGCATCCGTTGAATGATACTAATTTGCCTGCCATAAGCGTTTATACTGGTTCTGAGACCAGTGAGCGCATGAATGCAGGCGTCACTGACATTATTCGCGAACTTACGCTAGACGTAGACATCTACGTCCGCGAAACAAGTAAGTTCGATGATGATGTGGACGCGATAGCCGTTCAAGTTGAGGAGTCATTAGCCGGAGATTTTACGATTAATGGTCTTGCTAAGTTTAGCGTTTTACAATCAACTGAAATTCAATTTGACGGTGAGGCTGACCAAATACTTGGTATAGCCAAGCTGACATACTCAATCAGATATGTTACTGCTATCGGTGACGTAGAAACAGCCAAGTAGGAGTTCCAACAATGGCAACACATACAGGAAGTGAAGGAACCGTTAAAGTCGGCGCGGCTGGTTCTGACACCGTAATCGCAGAAATCCGCACCTTCAGCATTGAAGAATCTGCGGACACACTAGAAACGACAGCTATGGGCGACACATCTCGCACATATTCCCCTTCACTCAAAAACTTCACGGGTTCCGTTGATGTTTTCTGGGATGAAACAGACACAAGCGGCCAAGGCGCTTTGACTGTTGGGGCTGAAGTTACTCTTAACTTCTATCCAGAAGGTGCAACCTCTGGCGACACATACTATGGCGGTTCTGCCATTGTTACTGGTCGTACAATCAATTCATCGTTTGATGGGTTGGTAGAGGCTTCGCTCACCATCCAGGGTTCTGGCGCACTAACTGAAACGACGGTGTCATAATATGACTTTAGCAAAACGTATCGCGGCGAAGCGAGCGGATCAGCAGCGTGGTTTCTCTGACGTTGAAGAGTGGGGCGAGGCGGATAATCCGCTTCGCCTTTACTTCACACAAATCTCGGCAAGAGATATTGAGAAGGTCCAGCGGAAATACCCTAACTTTCTGGCTGAACCCAGCATGAGTGCAATGGTCGAGATGATTATTGTCAAAAGCGAAGATGAAGATGGTGAGAAAGCATTCACATTGGAAGATAAGTCTATCCTTCTGGGCGAGCCTGTTAATGTGATTGCAAAAGTGTTTGGTTCTATCTTTGATACTGATAGCCCAGAGGATCACTTAAAAAACTAAAGGGCGACCCATTTAGGTGCAATCTTCTCGGATTAGCTCTCAGACTTGGCAAGACGATCTCAGAGATTGAGGAAATTAGTCTTTCGGAGTATAATGAATGGGTCGCATATTTTGCACTGATTGAGGAGCGCGATAAAAATGAGTGAAAAGATCAACATTATTATCGCTGCCCAGACCAATAGCGCGGTCAAGGGCTTGGACCAGGTTTCCAGGTCCACCCAGCGCGTTGGTAATTCTGTGCAGAATGCTCAAGCTAAGATGGGCAATTTTAATAAGGGTGTAACTGCTGGCAACGTAAATCTGCGTAAATTTGCCATGGGGGGTGCGCAGCAAGCTGGTTATCAAATCGGTGACTTTGCAGTTCAGGTTGCTAACGGCACATCCAAGATGCAAGCGTTTGGGCAACAGGCTCCGCAGCTCTTGCAAATCTTTGGTCCTATTGGTGCGGTTGTCGGTGCGGCGGTTGCTATTTTCGCAGCGTTTGCTGTTGTTGCTGAGAAGACAAAGAAAAAGACGGTCGAAACTGCAACTGCAATTGACCGATTGAATACATCATTTAATTCCCTTGAGGCTACTGACTATACTTCACTTGGCGAGAAGATGTCTGCCCCTGTGCAAAAAGTATTTGATAAGTATAAGAACTTGATCGCGGCAGCTCGTGAATATGCACAGCTGCAACGTGCATCGGCTTTAGGCGAGATCATACAAACGCTTAGTCCAGTGGACGATATGGACGCCACGCGGGAGTCTCTTAAAGAAGCTCTGAGAATCCAGCATCAAATGAAGAAACAGGGTATTGATATCGGTGAAAACTACGATGCCCATGTTGCCAAGATTGGAGAGCTTAACGATAAGTTGCTGCGCCAGCATAATATTTCTGCAATTATATCTAAAGTAAATGGGAAGACGAGAGCAGAAACAGCCGCGAATTTAGATATAGCTATTCAGCAGCTTAAAAAGGCTGGCGCCTACACAACAGAAGTGCAAAGAACCATTATGCTGTTTAAAGAGCAGGCTGGTCTTATTGGGGCTGTTAACCAAGAGCTTGACGAAGCTGTTTCCACTGAAAAGGATCGGGTTAAAACGCTCACTGAATCCAGCGATCAGTTAGTTTATCAAGACGGCATTTTGCGGGCGATGAACATCAAAGCGGGCAATATGCGGGCCTTGTTTAATTCGATGAAGGCGGATCATGATAGAAGGCTTAAAACACTTCAGGATGAAGACGCGGTTATGGGCCAACTTGTGGTCAAAGGTCTTGTCTTTAACAAGAGTGTTTATCAAGGTGGTCGCGGCGGCGATCCTCGCATATTTACCGAGATGGATGAGCTTCGCAAGCAGCTTGCAGCTGCAGAGGCCGCGGCGGCAAAGCTGAACAATACTGCTCCCAAGGGTATATCAAAGTTGGCAGTCAAAATTGACAGTGAGCTTTCACCAGCCATGAAGCAGTTAAAGAATGTGCAGGATAGCGTATCAAGAGCATTTGAAGATGGCTTTATGTCAATGATTGATGGAACAAAGTCAGTTAAAGACTCATTCCGCTCAATGGCGTCTGACATCATTAAAGAGCTTTACCGCATATTTGTAGTCAAGCAGATAACTGGGTTTATAACTGATGCCATCGGAGGAATGTTTGGCGGGGGCGTAACCACTAGCCTGAGACCGCAGGCCCGCACATTCTCAGGCGGCGGCTACACAGGAAACGGCGCCCGCGCTGGTGGCCTAGATGGCAAAGGTGGCTTTATGGCCATGATGCACCCAAGGGAAACTGTAGTTGACCATACTAAGGGCCAAGGCGGTGGCCAGGTCATCGTAAACCAAACCATCAACGTATCAACTGGCGTACAACAAACTGTACGGACTGAAATCAAGTCACTGATGCCACAGATTGCCGAGAGCGCGAAAGCGGCGGTTGCAGACGCTAAACGGCGCGGTGGATCATACGGAAGGGCTTTTGCATAATGGCTATCACTTACCCTTTAGCTTTGCCGTCACATACGGGCATCGCCGCGATTGAGCTTAGGGCTGTAAATGCAGTGGCATATAGCCAATCACCATTTACGTTTGCGGGTCAGGCCCATGCTTACAGTGGCGAAATGTGGCAAGCTGACATTACATTGCCGCCGATGAAGCGTGCAGATGCGGAGCAATGGATTGCCTTCCTGATTAGCTTGCGTGGTCAATATGGCACTTTTTACCTCGGTGACCCTACGGCAGCGGCTCCGCGCGGAACTGTAACAACTAATAATGATGTTAATTCTGCTACAGGTAGCGCGGGAGCTAGAACTATATCAGTCACTATCACTTCGGGTGAAACCCTTCTCGCTGGCGATTACATACAGATCGGAACCACGGCCAATCGCTCACTGCACAAGGTTTTAGTTAATGCGACTGGAACGGGAGCCGCACAGGACATAGAAATATGGCCAGCTTTGCGAGAGGCTAAATCTAGCGCGGGTGTTAATATACTAAACACAACTGGCAAGTTTAGGCTGGCAAGCAATCAGCAAAATTGGTCAGTCAATGAAGCCAGCATTTACGGCCTAACATTTGGAGCGTTTGAAGCGATATGAGTAGAACAGTTCCCGGCGCATTACTTACAGCACTTGATGGCGATGAGATTGAAGTCTTCTACGCGGTCGATCTGGACTTTGATACCGCCAATTTGCGCTTCTGGACGGGCTACGGCAACAAAACGATTAATGGCAACACCTACACCGGGACGGGCAACTTGCTTGCCATAGATGGCTTAGAGGAAGCGTCAGACCTATCTGCGCGTGGCACTACGCTAACTTTGAACGGGCTAGATAGCACAATAATTTCCTATGCTTTGACTGAGGAATATCAGGGTCGATTAGTAACTATCTATTGGGGCGTTGGCACGGAGACCGTTGAGGTGTTCAGCGGCTTTATGGATAAGATGACTATTCAGGATAGTGCCGAAACTGCAACAATCAGTTTGACCGTGGAGAGCCGTTTGATTGTCCTAGAGCGTCCAAACGTGCGCAGATACACCCGCGAGAGCCACGCAGGCGTTAGAGCGGCCAAGAGCTTGACGGGCGATGACACATTCTTTGATTGGGTTACAAAGCTCCAAGATAAGCAAATCGTATGGGGTAGGGCGACAGAAAATGGTGAAGCCT